GAAGCCCGCCTTCATGTTCCCCAAGGACTACAAGGCGGCAAAGAAAGCCCTGGACAAGATGAAGAAAGCACCGGCGACGGCGGTACAACGGAGCCTGTCCGACGTGCGTAAACGCGCCCCTGGATGGGTCGCCAGCGAGATCGTCAACGTCTACGGCGTCTCGAAATCCGAGATCACTGGCGGAAAGATCGGCACGACAAAGGTCGGCGGTGTCAGCATCGACAAAATCACGATCAAGTATCGAGGGCGCAGGCTGACCCCCGTCCACTTCCATATGTCCCCCACCGCGCCGAAAAGCGGGGCCTACACCCTGAAATCCACCATCATCAAAGGAAATCGTGCGACGCTCGGTAAAGTGAAGAAGCTGACCAAAAAGCAAAAGAAGAACATTGGCCGGAACTTCCACCACGAGGGTACACGGAACAGCCCGCGTTCTCCCTGGATGCTGCAAACCACCGGCGCGAAGTCGGCAGATGCGACCCAATATATTCCGTTTCAACGGCGGAAGCAGCCGGGCAAACCGCAGCATGCTATGCGGACGCTTTCTCTGCCGCAGATGGTCAGCAGCGAGCGCACCAACGAGAACATCACGGAGGCGCTCCAAACCAATCTGGACAAGCGTGTGAGCAATCACATGAAGCAGCTGTGGAAGTAGGAGCACCCCCCCGGGACGCCCGGAGGCCCTGGGCCTGCTGGGACCATACTGGGGCCTTTATTTATATTAAAATAATCTGATTATATATCTATGTTTATATTGTCAGTGTTATTTAATTTAAATAATTGTTCTTCGCGCGCGCGTGCGCGAGGGAGAATCACCACAAAACAAAGGGGTCGAAATCGACTCCTTTAGGGCCGGGCATTGCCCACCGGCGTCACCGATGAACTATCCAAGAAAATCCAGAAAAACAAAAAGGTCATAGGACGGTCAACACGCGGCGCTTCTGCTTTACAAGTAAAAGGACACACGAAGCAAAAGAAAACGGCGTGGCGGTATGTCTCTGTTCCAAATGGAAGCGTTTGCGGGTCCTTCTGAGGGCGACGGACATCTGTGGCGCTTTCGAGCCCAAAAAACAGCTAGTTTTGAAAAAATTTTTTCGGACCATTTCGTTGCGACGGCAACAAAAAAGGAGTAGCAAAATGAACGAAATTATGTGCAAGGGCAAGGCAGATAACATTCCTGTCTATTGTGCTTTCGATAAGATTGAGAAAATCGAAAACATCAAACCAAACCCTAAGAATCCGAACCAGCATCCCGAAGATCAAATCGAACTGCTTTCCAAGATCATCTTGGCGCAGGGCTGGCGGGCTCCGGTCACAGTGTCTACTTTGTCTGGTCTTGTGGTGCGTGGCCACGGGCGCTTGCTGGCGGCAAAACACGCCGGATTGTCCGCCGTCCCGGTGGATTACCAGCATTATGAAAACCAGGACGAAGAGCTTGCGGATTTGCTGGCAGACAACAAAATCGCGGAGCTGTCAGAAATCGACACAAAGATGCTGGCTGACATTTTCGCGGACATTGGCACCGATTCCATCGACCTGACAGGGTACAGCCAGCAGGAAGTCCAGGAAATCAACGACGCATTATCCGAAGCGGTAATGATGGATATTGACGACATCAAGTCGAAGTCCGAGGTATCCACCCACAAAATGAAAATTGATCGCACAGTCGTTGAGCTCACGGACGAAGAGTACGACATGTTGATGAGCGAACTGGACAAATACACCGACATCAACGGGACAACATTCGGGTTTGTGAGGTGGCTTCTCAATGATGATTGAGGTTATCGGCATCGACGAGATTCACCCGGCCCCGTACAACCCGAGGAAAATCAACACTGAGCAGTTTGAGAACCTGAAAAAGTCGTTGCAGCAGGTCGGTTTTGTGATTCCAGTCCTGGTGAATCGTGCAAATGGCGTTATCATTGCGGGCCACCAAAGGACAAAAGCGGCGCGGGCTGTAGGCATTACTCACGTTCCGGCGATAAAAATTGATAACGTCGCCTATGGAGACGAAATCAAATTCAACCAGTTGCATAATGGCGTTGATGAGCAAAAAGGCTTCACCGCGACCATTTCCGATTATGAAAACGTCCCCGTGGACGAGTTTTCATCCGTCGAAAATGGCCGCTTTTCTGTGATTAAAAGCGGGGCCGAGTACGTGAAAGAGATATGCCGCTTGATTCTGAGGTATGGGAATGTGTTTAGCTGCGTTGTTTGCCGGGGCCAGTCCTTGGTCGGGGCAAACTATATCAAGGCGTGCCAACTCCTAAATATCCAGGCGAACACCTACCGGCTGCCGGATGATATGTTCGAGACTGCAAAAGCGTTCCTGGAGGGCAAGTACGGCGTTTACAGCTATGACGAGATCAAGCGAAACACCTACGTCCAGGGACTTGCGCAGATGTTCCGCCGAGTTGAAAAGTCCGATGAAGTGCGGAAAGAAAATCATAGTACACTTTACAAAAATCTGGTCTTGCCGTATCTGGCAACGACCGACGGAGTAGGGTCTATTTTGGATTTTGGATGCGGGAAAGGCGCATATATCGACTACCTGAGACAATCCTATCAGGCTATTGGAGTCGAGTTTTACAACAACAACGGGAAAGCCATTAACGCCAGCAAAGGAAATCAGCAGATAAATAGCCTGATTCGCTACCTGGAGACGAAGAAAACCTTTGATGTCGTTGTTTGTGATAGCGTTCTGAACAGCGTTGATAGCGTAAGGGCTGAGTTAAGCGTTGTTACATGCTGCAACCTGTTTTCCGGCGGAAAGCTCTTCATTTCTGGCCGCCCATACGACGATCAAGTCAGAAAGCTGTCCTATGACAAGACAAGGGGGACAAAGCGGTACATCGAATTTCTGGATGAGAACAAATTCACGGCGATCTACCGAAAAGGCAACTGGTATTTCCAGCACTATCATCTGCCGGAAGATGTCGAGCGGCTGATGGAACGATGTGGCTTCAAAATCGACAAAATGACGTGGTGTAAGTACGGGAGCAGCTGGCAAGTCGAAGCAACGAAAGTCCGCAATCTATCCGTGCAAGAGTATGTGGACGCTATTGATTTTGAGTTCAATTTGCCACTTCCGGGCGGAAAAAGTTATGAGCGAAACAGCGACGTGAAAAGGGCGCTGGGGCTTGATGGGTAAGGAGGGAGCACATGGCCGAGAACTTGCAAAACACCAAAGTCATCGCCCAAATCTTTGGCATTTCGACTCGCCGGGTAGAACAGTTGAAAACTGAGGGTATTATCAAGGGCCAGGGCAAGCCGACCATGTACGATCTTCTCCCCACCATTCAGGCCTATATCAAGTATCTGTCCGATAAGGCCAACGGGAGAGAAAAAAAGCAAACGGACGCGCAGTTGGAGACCGAGCGCCTGACAGCAGACGTGAGTATCAAGAGGTCAAAAGCTGAGATGGCCGAGCTGGAGCTAAAGGAATTGAAAGGCGAACTGCACCGGGCCTCCGATGTGGAGGCTATCACGACGGACCACGTCCTGTTCCTGCGCTCTATGCTTATGGCTCTCCCAGGAAAATTGGCCGTCGATCTGGCCGAAATCAGCACAGCGCCGGAAGCGGCGGAACGGGTCATGCAAGAGGTTTACGGGATACTGGAGCGGCTGGCCGAGTACAAATACGACCCTGACGAGTACAAAAACCGAGTGATGGAAAGGCAGGGTTGGAATGAGCGGCGAGGAGAAGACGACGACTAAAAAACGCCGTATGCGTCCTGTAGACCGGACCTTTGCCCGCGCCTTTGCAAGCTATACGCCGCCCGCCGACCTGACCGTTTCAGAGTGGGCCGAAGCCCACCGTGTCCTGTCCAGAGAGAATAGCGCCGAGGCTGGCCCTTGGCACAACGCCCGGACTCCCTATCTGGTGGAGATCATGGACGCATTCACAGACCCGAAGGTTGCAAAGATAAGCCTAGTGGCCTCTTCCCAGGTCGGCAAGTCCGAGCTGGAATTGAACATCATCGGTTATATCATTGACCAGGACCCCGGAAGTATCCTGTATATCCAGCCGACGGTGGATGATGCCAAAAAGTTCTCGCGGCTCCGCATTGCCCCTATGATCCGGGACAGTGCGACGCTGCGGAGCAAGGTGGCGGACATCAAGAGCCGGGATTCGGGAAACACCATGCTTCAGAAGAGTTTTCCCGGCGGGATGCTGACCATTGTGGGAAGCAACAGCGCCAGCGGCCTGGCCTCCACCCCGGCAAAGTATGTCCTGGGCGACGAACGGGACCGCTGGGCATTGTCCGCCGGTACTGAGGGCGACCCCTGGGCACTGGCAGAGGCCCGCACGACGACCTTTTATAACAGCAAAATGGTGGACGTTTCCACACCCACCGACAAGGGAACCAGCCCCATTGAGAAGTCCTTCAACGAGGGGACCCGGGAGCGCTGGTGCCACCAATGCCCGCACTGCGGAGAGTATTCCAACATCGTATTCAACGACATCAAATTCGACTTTGAGACCGTCGGAAGTGGGCGGAAAAAGGACTATATCATCAATTCCATTGCGTGGAGCTGCCCCGAATGTGGGTGCATCTCCACCGAATCAGAAATGCGGCGGCAACCGGCAAAGTGGATCGCAGAAAACCCGGACGCTTATGCAAAGGGCCATCGGAGTTTCTGGTTGAATGCCTTTTCCTCCCCGTGGCAAGGATGGAGCAAGGTGGTATACGCCTTTCTGGTCGCCCGAAAGGACCCGCAGCGGCTCAAAGTTGTGTATAACACAATGCTGGGTGAGCTTTGGGAAGATCGCGGAGACCTGGAGGACGAGGACGCTATGCTGGGCCGTCGGGAGGACTACGGTCACTGCGACGACGGAACACCAGTGGAACTACCGGACGGAGTCCTTGCGCTGACATGCGGCGTTGATACCCAGGATGATCGCCTAGAGTATGAGGTCCTGGGGCACGGCCATTATGGCGAGACCTGGGGAATCAAACGAGGAATCATCATGGGTGACCCTGCTTATGACGAGCCCTGGACACGCCTTGACGATGTGATTGAGCGTGTCTATCGGTTCCGGGACGGCACAGGGCTGACCATAGCCCGGACGTTTGTGGATTCCGGCGGACATAAGACACAGAACGTCTACATGCAGTGCAGAGCGCGGACGCATAAGCGCGTTTTTGCCATCAAGGGTGTGGGTGGCGACGGAGTACCGTACACAAAGCCGCCCGGAAAAGTCAAAATTGTTATCAATGGCGAAATAGTAGGCCTAACATGGCTCTATGCACTGGGCGTTGACGCGGGAAAAGCGGAGATATTCTCTGCACTGAAAGTACAAGAAGCTGGGCCGAAGTTCTGTCACTTCCCAAAGGGAGAGACAAGGGGCTACGACACGGCTTTTTTCAAGGGGTTGCTATCAGAAAAGCTGGTTTTGAAGTCCGAACGGGGCCGTACCCGCTGGGCCTGGGTGAAGCTGCCAGGGCATGAGCGGAACGAAGCTCTGGACTGCCGGAATTATGCGCTGGCCGCATTCCGGTCCTGGGACCCCGACCTTGACGCGGTGGAACGCAGGCTCCGAGGGATTGAAGAGCCAGCAGAACAGAAGAAAACGCGGCGGCGCGGCGTGGTAAAGCGCAGTGCGTCGCTCGGGGACGAGTGGTAAAGGAGGGTCTGAAATGGTCAGCAGAGAGATACTCCAGCGGAGGATTGAGCGCAAGAAAAAGGCTTTGGAGGCGGCGGAAAACGCATACCTCGCCCTGCTGGAGGGCCGGGTGAAGTCGTATACCATTGGGAGCCGAAGCATGACGAAATTCGACCTCCCAGAACTGGAATCCACGATTGATAAGCTCGAAAAGGAGATTGACGAGCTAGAGGAAGCCATGCGCAGCGGGAAGCGCCGGAAAGCGGTGGGAGTTATCCCCCGCGATTGGTAATTTGGTTGAAGGGCCGCCTTGGTATCAGGTGGCCTTTTAACATATAGGGGCAGGGGGCAAGTTTTACTCCTTCCTTGCCCCCTGTCCAAACTAAAAGGAAGGAGGAAACACCAACGAAAAGTAACCGATATAAGCGCCCTGCGGCAGTTGTCCGCACTGTGAACAGAGGGTACGGAGACGCTGGAGCAAGCTACAGAAAAAAGGCCCTAAAGGGTTTTTTGGCGGATAGCGGACACCCGGCGGAGGACATCAACGAGAATAACTATACACTGCGTCAGCGCTCCCGGATGCTGTACATGGCCGCCCCCATTGCCACGGCGGCGCTGAAGCGCCAGAGGACGAATGTTGTCGGGAATGGCTTGCGGCTCAAGAGTGTCATCAACCGGGATATGCTGGGCCTGTCCCCGGAAGCGGCAGAGGCATGGCAACGGCACACGGAGGCTGAATTTGCCTTATGGGCAGAGAGAAAAAATGCCTGTGATGCTACGGGGGTAAATGATTTCTACGGGCTCCAGCAGCTTATCATGCTGTCCTGGCCCATGTCTGGCGATGTGTTCGCGGCTGTCAAGCATTACGACCCTACGCCGCTTCTGCCGTACTCGCTCCGGCTGCACATCATCGAGGCGGACCGGGTGAGGACCCCGACGGCTGACGGCGGAATTGGATACCTGACTACCACCGGCAAGGCCGACAACGGGAATGCCATCTACGATGGCGTGGAGGTTGACGGGGACGGGCGAATCACAGCATATTACATCGCCAACACCTACTTGTATCAGAGTACGACGGTCCCGACAAAATTCCAGCGTGTGAGAGCGTATGGGGATTTGACGGGTCTGCCCAACATCCTGCACATCATGGACTCTGAGCGCCCGGACCAGTACCGGGGCGTCCCGTACCTGGCCCAAGTAATGGAGCCCCTGCTGCAGATGCGGCGGTACACAGAGGCCGAGATCCAGGCCGTTGTAGATGTGATGCGCAATGCGGAGGGCCAGACGCAGGGCAAATATCTTGAAAAGTTCGAGAAGGACTTCGCCGCATTCGTGGGTGCGAAGTATGCCTTCGGCGTAAACAACTGTACCAACGCGCTGAAGCTGGCGGCTATCTTCTGCCACATCCAG